CGGAGTCCAGCCGGCTCAGCTCGGGATCATCCCCAAGACCGGCCTCGGAGGCAAGGGCCAGATGGAAGGCGAGCAGGATCAAGCCGAGACGGTCAGCAAGCGTCCAATCGAGGCATGGCTCACCGATGTCATCAACAACCTCAACCGCCGATTCCTCGGATGCCCCAAGGACGTAACGTTCACGCTCCGCCAGCCCGGCACCTCTCAGCAACAGGCCGAGGAAGCCAAGAGCCTCCAGATCAGCCTCTACTCCGGTCAAAAGACCCTCAACGCCGTCCAGGCCGAACTAGGTCAGCCGCTCTACGAGATGCCCGAGGCCGACGAGCCGTTCATCGTTGCCGGCAATCAAGTCATCTTCCTCCGTGGGATGCTCAACACCGACGCCGCTGGCGAGACGACCGAGCAGGTCGGCACCCCGGAGGCCGAGCAGCCCGAGCAGCCCAAGGCCGAGATCCCCGAGGTCGCCGCCGAGATCAAGACGTTCCGCACCTACACCGCCAAGCGCATCCGCACCCGGCAAGCGTGGCGAGACTTTGACTTCAAGGCCGTTGACGCCGACACCGCCGCCAACCTCAACGCCGAGGCTCGTGAGCAAGTGGAGGCCAAGCGCCGCCCTTTAGTCGACAGGCAAGCGATCTCCCAGGGGCTGGCTTACTAGACAGCATCACGGAGCACCACGCTCCAGAGATCGCCCGAGCCATCAAGGCCGGCATCAGCAACGTCGACGCAGCGGTCCACAACGCCAACAAGGCCTTCATCCGGTGGGACGGTAGCCACCTCGCCAAGGTTCTCAAGCAGCTCTACGTCGACGCATGGCTGGCCGGCGCTCACACCGCTCGCAAGCAGGTCACGACCAAGGCACCGCAGGCGACGAGCGATGCCGTGGGCTCTACCGACTGGGCCTCGTGGACTCCCGGCGACATCACCGCCCGAGACCTCACCATCGACGGCGGCCTCCGAGCGATGTTGGAATCCGCCAACGTCACGATCCAAGGCATCGGCGACACCACGACCGATCGCATCGGCAACGTCATCGCCCAAGGCCTCGCCGACGGGTCGCCGGTCGCCACGATCACCGCCGGCATCGGCGACTACATCGGCAACCCGGACCGAGCCTTTACCATCGCTCAGACCGAGACGAGCCGAGCCATGATCTCCTCGCAGGCCTCGGAGTACGCCGCCCTCGGCTTCGCCCAGTTTGAGTGGCTCGCCTACGACGGCGCTTGTGACGAGTGCCTTGACCAGGAGGACGCCAACCCGCACGACCTCGGCGACGACCAGCCGCCAGGACACCCGAGTTGTCGGTGCAGCATCGTCGGCACCGGCGACGTGACGACCCCCGAGGGCGCCCTTGACTACCAAGGACCCGACGGCACAGCACCGACCGAGAATGAGTCGTTCATCGCCGACAACTTCCAGATCATTGACGACGCTCTGCGGATCTATACGACTCGCACCGCCGCCGAGCGTGACCTCATCGGCATCCGAGACGAGATGCTCCACGAGCTGCGCATCAGTCGGGACAACGCCGTCAACGAGATTGACTACTACGGCACAATCCGCAAGCCGGCCAACCTTGAACTCAGGACTAACCCAATCACCGGCGCCCGCACCTATCGCAGCACCGAGGGCGGCGAGTACGACTGGTGGTATCGCTTGGATCAACAGGAGCGCCAGCGCCTTATCCGCAACGGATACGTCACGGACAACCCCGCAGCCTCCAACGTCGACGCCGCCATCAGCGCAGCCGAGCACAACGGGCGAGTCTTTGACAGCCCGGAGGCCGCTATTGAGAACTGGCTTAACGCCACTCGGATCAAGGACACGGTGGACACCATTGAGACCAAGAAGTCTCTGCCATCCTTCGGCGCACTAGAGAAGCAGATGGGAGGCTTTGACCCCAACAGAATCATCCCGCACCCGACCTACGACGTGTCGGACATCTGGGCCTCCAAGACCAACGCCATCGACTACCTAATGAATCTCCGAGCCGATCCAACCTCTGACGCTTATGAGATCGTCAACCGAGAGATGACAGTCCCGTCTTACCTCGGACCGAGCCCGTACGAGATGACCGCTCAGGAATACGCCAACAAAACCTTTGACCTATGGGCGCAAATGGAGGACATCTGGGCCAAGCAGGACGAGGTGGCTCCAGGCTCCGAGTTTGGCTACGTGCCGACCTCTACCGAGCGTGAAACGATTGAGCTCTGGAGGCACTTTATGCCGGAGTCCCTCGTGCCCAACATCGACGGCGACGTGGACGTGTATCAGATCCACGCCGAGATGGTCCAACTAGCCCGCCTCGGCGGCATCCTGGAGTCCTAATGCCCGAGATCCCGCCTCGCATCACTCTCGCCAAGAAGCCGAACAAGCCCGACCCGACTCAGGTCCGCATGGCAATCGACCGAGCCCTTGCCTCGGTGCGACGGTCCGCTACCCAGTCGCAACGATCTTGAGCCCTACCATTACCGATAGACCGCCTCTCAAGCAGGAGACTCACCCGATGAGCGAGCAGATCACTTACGCCTACGCCGGCGACATTGACAAGTCCTACGACGAGGACGGCAGTCTCATCGTGGTCGGCAAGGCGACGGGCCCGGACCTTGACCTCGACGAGCAGGTCTGCGACCCGGCGTGGCTCCGTGAGGCGATGCCCGCATGGATGAAGTTCGGCAACCTCCGAGAGATGCACCAGCCGGTCGCCGCCGGCATCGGGCTCGAGCTCGCCGCCGAGGGTGACGACTGGCACCTCAAGAGCAAGGTCGTCGACCCCGGCACCCGAGCCAAGATTGAAGCCGGAGCCCTCCGTGGCTACTCCATCGGCATCAAGGGCGCCAAGGTCATCAAGGACGCAGCCGCTCCCGGTGGACGCATCATCGGCGGCACCGTCGTCGAGGTGTCCTACGTGGACCGCCCTTGCAATCCGACCGCCGTCACCGCTATCGCCAAGGGTGCAGGACTCACCGAGGCCGTTGAGGCCGCCGACGCCGAGCGCACCTACGACCTTGACAAGTCAAACGCCATGAACACCGACGCCAACATGGACGCCGAGTGGAAGCCCGAGGACACCTACCAAGACGACGCCGACGGCGCAGCCGAGCGTCAGAAGGACGGCGAGTACCCGAGCGATCACATGTGCCGCAAGTGCGACGGCCTCGGCAAACTCCCGGAGACCGGCGAGACGTGCCCGCATTGCGAAGGCACCGGACGAGTCGACGAGAAGCCGCAGCAGGCCGGCAAGCCTTCCTCCTACAGCCCCGACGAGGAGCCCGAGAAGGACGCCGAGGCCGACACGACCAAGGCCGTCAGTCCAATCCGTGACCTCGCCGACCTCCTCCAGGCCACCGACATCGACAAGGTGGAGCACGACCCCGCCGCCCTCAACGCAGTCCGGGACGGGATCGTCGCCCTTATCAAGGCCGAGCTCGACGAGATGAGCACCGAGGACGAGACGGTCGACGTGGCGCAACTCATGGCCTCCCTCAGCATCTTCCTTAAGTGGTGGGAGGGCGAAGCCGCCGAGGGCGAGACCGCCGCACCGTACATGAACGACGACGACACCAAGGAGCCAGAGATGGACCTGACCTACCTCGGCGTCAGCGCCGACCTCATCAAGAGCGTCAACGCCGGCGATGCCGAGCCCGACGCCATCAAGATCGACCTCATCAAGGCCCTCGGCATCGAGGACCTCCGTGAGGACGTAAACACCGTGAAGGCAGCGCAGCAGGAGGAGCTTGATCTCCTCAAGGCTGAGCTGGAGCGGATCAAGACGCTGGCCGCCCCCGGTGGCCCGGCGATTACCCGGACGCAGGCTCAGGCGCACAAGAGCGCCGCATCTGAGCAACTTGAGGCCGAGGCCAATAGGTACTACAGCATCGCAGAGCAGGTCGAGGATCTCAGCCTGGCGAAGATGTACCGAGACAAGGCCGACGCTATGAGTCGTGACGCATCCAAGATCGCCAACGCCTAGCAAGCAACCCCCAACCCTTCCAACCCGTAAAGGATTCCATCATGGCTTTCGCAGCCCCCAGAGTTGACGAACTGTTCGGCGGACTTCCGTCTGAGCAGCGCGTTGACCGCTTCGAGCAGTTCAAGAGTGTCCTGGCCGAGTGCCAGACCCGCTCCATCCGCAACGCCCAGTCCGGCTCCACGATGTTCGTGCGTGAGCAGGGAATCGTCAAGAGCGCCGGCACCGGCACCGACCTTGACGCCCTCCGCTCCGAGATGACGAACAAGGCGATGACGCCCGATCAGGCCGCCGACGTGCAGAGCGCACTCGACCGCCTCAGCGAGCTCAACAAGGACTGGTCGCTGACCAACCCGCTGAGCTCAGCCGTCGGCACCTACGGCATGGTCCCCTACGACCTTGACCCGGCGCTGGCGCTCCTCGTGCCTCGCTCCTTCGTGGTCCGCAACTCGGTCGCCCGAGTCGGTGGCATTGGTCAGGCGAAGGAATACCGTCGCATCACTGGCGTGTCCAACTCCGGCACCGGCGGCGTCGCCAACCTCAACACGTTCTTCTCCTCGGCCACCGTGTCGTCGACGTTTGAGAATGGCAACATCACCCGCAACCGTCCGGCCAAGATCAGCTACGCCGCCGACCGCCACGTTGTCTCCTACACCGAGCAGGGTGTGTCGGACAGCGTTGCAATGCAGGCGCAGTTCGCCGGTCAGGGCTTTGCCGACCTCCGTCAGCTCAGCCACACCGCCGCACTCTGGGCGCACATGATCGGTGAG